GATCTTGAGGATTATATTCTAGAGGTAACTGAAATCTATAATGATAAGTTTGCTGCATGGGATTTTGGTGAATTTGATTTTATTGATCCAATAGCTAATCTACAGGATGGAGTTAGGAAGAGATTCCCATTAAGAGTTAATGGCGAATTACTAAGTTTTGATATTGGAACTGGAACTGACTCTCAATTAATTGATATGAATGCTTTGTTGGTAATTTACGTCAATAACGTATTACAAGATCCCGGTGAAGCATATTCATTTGAAGGTGGAACTACATTTGAATTTTCAACAGCACCTGACGCAAATGACGAAATATCTGTATTTTTCTACAAAGGCACCGCTGCTGAAGATGTTACTGAAATTGATATTGTTGAAACTATTAAAGATGGTGATGTTGTTCAATTACAAGCGAATGATGATACAAGTACACTTACAAGTCGGGGTACAAGGTTATTAATTGACCTTCAACAAAGAAAGAGAACTGTATCAGGTATCACAACTACAGATACACTTGAGACCGAAATTTATGCTGGAGTTGGTATTAATGACTCAGCAACAAATAAACCTCTTACATGGATTAAACAGAAAGAGGATAAAGTTGTCAACGGTATTTTTGTTTCTAAAGCAAGAGATTCGATTGAACCTTTAGTATTCCCAACTGCGAGAATCATTGGTGACGTTGGAACCGGAACTACTGACAAAATTTTTATCGATGATGCTAATTTCTTTAAATATGAAGCAAATGAGGATAGTCAAGTCAATAATATTAAATTTGATGGTTTAATTATCAACAATAATAATCCAGTGTCTGCATCATTTACAGCAACTGTATCAACTGCCGGAACTATTTCGGAGATAGCGATCGCAGATGGTGGAAGTGGTTATGTTGGTAATTCAACTTCACTTCATATTTCACAACCACCAGTTGCTATGAAAGTGTCAGGTATATCGACTGGAATAGGATCAACCGCAGTAGCAACTGCTACGATTACCAATGGGTCAATTTCAGCAGTAACTATAAACAGTGGTGGTATTGGATATTCAACTTCAATTACACCAAAAGTTATAGCATTTGCTCACAAACCCTTCACCGAACTAATTGAATCAATCGATTCATCAAATTCAGATTTTGCAGGATTTTCAGGAATTGTGACTGGTATATCAACAGTTATGATAGGATCAACTATGGGATTAAAATTTGGATTATCAAAAATAGCAGATTTTACCCAACTACAACCAACCATGCCAATTTATATCTCTGATACATCTGTTGGTCATGGAGTGACAAGTTTGAATGAAAGTGGTGCAGATGGAGACGTTGTTGCGATTGGTAGAACATTTGTTGATAATGTTTACATGATAAAAAATATTAACAGACACTCAAATGCTGCTGAAATTGAAGTTAATGTTCATTCAAATACAAATATCAATGGAATAGATTTAGCAAATGCAAATGTATCATTCGCTGTGACATTTACAGCAAATGCAAATGCAAACTACATTTTGAATGGTACTCACAGAGGTGAATTTGGCACACAAACAAGTTTATCAAATTCTAATAATGGTACAATTTATGTTGAAAAAGGTGATATTTTAAGTATAGTCAACGGAAGTGGTGCACATCCAATAGGCATAAGGACTGAATTGGGTGCGTCAAATTACACTACAGGAATTACCGGATCAGGTACAGGGACTCTTGTTTGGAATACATCCACAGTCGTGGGAGATAGATCTATATTCTATTATCAATGCACATCTCATCCAAATGCAATGTATGGGCAAATTATTGTTAAAAGTTCTGAGAGAGGTAAGTTTTCATTTGGTGTTCTTACTCCAAGTAATGGAGTAACCTTTGTGAGAAACAATCCAATCGCAATCGGAGTTACCGGAAACACTGTTATCGCGGGTGAGGGTCTAGGAATTTCAACCTTCCCAATCATTCAAAGAAGAGGTTTTGGTATTCGTAACACCGGTGCAATTAAGAGGTCTCACACACCATGACGATTTCCTGTATAAATATAGAAAAAAACGTATAATAATGCCAGCAATTGTTACTGACCAGTTTAGAATATTAAATGCAAGCAATTTTGTAGCAGGTGTTTCTTCTGCTACTAATTCATATTATATTTCTGTGGGTTTACCTAATCCTGAACCAGCATCTGTTGGTTTTGGAAGATCTAACAATTATGATACTGCCACACCCAATCCGGTTGATAGTTTTTCTCAAATAGCACATATTGGTGACACAACTCAATTCGGTAAAAGAGTCACCGAAGCAAATGTAAGAAGATTAGTTCGTCGAATTGATTGGACTAAGGGTGTTAAGTATGATATGTATCGTCAAGATTATAGCAGTACAAATACTGCTCCAAATACAGGTGCAACACGTTTGTATGCTGCAAACTATTATGTAATGAATAGTAATTTCAATGTTTACATCTGTATTGAAAACGGATCATCAGGAATTAATACTTCTGGAAACGCATCAGAGGATGAACCAACATTCACTGATTTAGAACCATCAAAGGCTGGTGAAAGTCAAGATGGATATGTTTGGAAATATCTCTTTACTGTAAATCCTAGTGATATTATTAAGTTTGATTCAACAGATTTTATAGCACTACCAAATAATTGGGATACAAGCACTGATGCTCAAATACAAGCAGTTCGTGAAAATGGTGACTCTGATCTAAATAATAATCAAATTAAATCGGTTTACATAGCTGATCAAGGAAATAATTATGATACCTCTGGTGCTGAATGTAATATATTAGGTGATGGATCTGGTGGTAAAGTTGTTGTCGAAGTATCTGGCGGTAAAATTTCAAAATGCACAGTTTCAAACGGTGGTAAGGGATACACCTATGGTATTGTTGATTTGACAGCTATCAATAATTCAGCAACTCAAAATGGCACACCTGCTAAACTTATTCCAATCATTCCCCCATCAAAAGGACATGGATTTGATTTATATAAAGAATTAGGAGCAGATCGCGTTCTTGTTTATGCACGATTTGATGATTCTACTAAAGATTTTCCAATTGATGCTGAGTTTGCACAAGTTTCATTAGTAAAAAATCCAACATCTTTTGGAACAACTTCAATTTATACAGGTAGCACATTTTCTGCTTTAAAAGCAATTAAATTATCAAGTGTATCAGCAAATCCTGTGGTTGGTGGGATATTGCAGCAAACTGTTAGCACAGGACAAACTGCATTTGGTTATATTTGTTCTTATGATAGTGATGTAAATGTAGTCAAATACATTCAGGATAGATCTTTATATTTTGGAAATAATAATGATCAAACTGATTATGCGAATGTTAGGAATGGATCTACAATTTTCGATTTTAAATCAACTTCACAAAAAATTGCATTTCCCGGAGGTGACGGAAATGTTGAAACGACGTTTAGTTCAGGTATAACAACTGACATAAACAATAACAACGTTGCTTTAGGTGTGTCGTTCACAAGTGGACTTGCTTCTCCTGAGATAAATAAAGGGTCAGGTGATTTATTATACATTGACAATCGAGCAAAAATCTCAAGAAATTTGAGACAAAAGGAAGACATTAAAATTATTCTGGAATTTTAAGAAATGCCACAAAAAACGAATTTAAATATAAGTCCATATTACGACGACTTTTCCAAGGATAATCAGTTCTATAGAGTTCTATTCAATCCGGGTAGACCAGTACAGGCTCGTGAATTAACGACATTACAATCAATATTACAAGATCAGGTTGAATCATTTGGAAGTCATATGTTCAAAGAGGGATCGATGGTTATCCCCGGAAACACAAGTTATGACTATGAGTATTATTCAATCAAAATACAAAGCGATCATTTAGGTGTACCAGTATCAGGGTATTTACAAAATTTAAAAGGCAAGGTTCTACAGGGACAAGAAAGTGGTATAAGAATCAAAGTAGATAACTTTGCTCTTCCAAAAGACTCTGCAGATATAACTGATTTAACATTATTTGTCAAATATCTCGATTCTGGAACTAATAATGAAGTTTCCTTTATGACAGATGCAGAAAATTTAATTGTTGAAGAGTCATTTATTTACGGTAATACTCAAATTACTGCTGGAGAGACAGTTGCATCTCTTATAGATCAAGATGCATCAAGCGTAGGA